GGCACGAGTCATCCAGCGGAAGCGGGAGACAAGTGTTCAGACCACCCGAACAGGTGGTCCGAAATGCCCTTAGCTGGGGGGACCCAGCCAGCCCAACCGACCGTGAATTTCTCCACGGGGCGGGTGTACCTAGAGCTCTCAAACGATCCACCGACTACGTCGGTGACTAACCCATGTTCATTGTGGATTAGACGATCGTCTTCATCGGAACGATGAAGAAACCAGAGGGCCAGAGCCCGGGAGTTGCGACACGTGATGCTACTCGTTTTCCAACGATAGCCACGCGAAGTAACCCAACCGGCGTTCTTGCCTTTAACTGGCTTAATGAGTCTTCGACGGTACGCGTGATACGGGTGAATAAATACCCCATATTGCGTATCATCCCGTTCTGGGGTTAGCGGTAGTTTGAGCTTACTTGTCATTTCAGACAAGTAGTCCCACAACTCCCCAGCTTCAGACAGTTTCGCCAAACCGTTGATGTTGTGGCATGCATTGGGTTTGTCCCATGCGTCCACGGATCGCAGGTAGAACGGCGTTATGTCCTCACCTTGGTAAAAGTCTCCACCGCAGGATTCCCGAAAGGGGCCCGAAGCGAAAGACTTTTCCAAGTTCGGAACGAAACCGAAGAACTTCAGAAGTTTGATCAATTCAGGGTAAAGATACGACTCGATCGTGAGATCGTCACCGTACGCTAAACCTTTCCTTGATCCTACTGCATGAAGCATACTCGCAAATATCAGCGTCTCTAAAGCGAAAGTTGCGCCATTTCCCATAGAGGAAAACTTTGCATACTTCCGTACCTCACCGTTAAGTGAGAAGAGAGGTGAACGCACGCGGTCGAGATACCTAAACCAGTCATCCGGCAGAAGCCAGGCGACTGTATTATAAGAAACGGTATCCGATGCCATGGACATGTCGACGGTTGCTATATCGTCGTACATAGACCCCAGCCTCGCGTGTTGCTGATTATTCTCCTGGGTACTCAGGTTTATGCCATGACGGCGTAACCTTTTCTTAGCCCAACCATCAAAAGCTAGCTGAAAGGGAACATTCCCTGCAGGTTCGCAAGCGATGGCTCTGTGGGTTTTCCAGGATTTAGGTACAAACTCCACGCGATTGTTCGCCGCGAGCGTCACTTTGGGCTGCTCATATCCGAAATGGATGTATGCAGCGCGAAGGAGAGGCTCGCATTGAGGTGTGACCGCGGGCCGACCCTTCAATTTCTGAAAGGGTAAGCTTCGCGCACGTGGAGTGAGCAAGGTTGCACCACTGGTAATCCTAAGTAACGACGGGATGTCGTTTTCGAAGGAACTGTACGAACCGAGGACCCTACGGATGTAGGACTGACACTTGTCTATATACTCAACCATGCGCGGATCTAAACGATCTGGGCGGCTGAAGAAATAGTCAAGTCTCCGGTTAGTGATACGGCAGAGCCGTTCACCCCGTTCGAAGGAATCCTCCGCTGCCTTTCGGCAGAGAGTCTCCTCCGCAAATAGATCGTTCTTCTTAAAGAACGCTTCTACTTGCCGGAGAATTCGTACAGTGTCGATATTATGCTTTGCGTAATCGACTATACCAGATATTGAAGCTAATCTTTTAAAGTCCCGGGCGCGAATCGCGCCAAGGACCACGTTGGAATGCTGACGTGAGATTAGCCCGGCATTATCACTGATGTACCTCCGAGTCACCTCGAAGGGACAAATTTGGTTGGTCATCTCTGATCTCCAAATGAGTGGTACTACAGAGAGGATCCCCATTACGGGAACCCTCACACTCTCGGGGATTATCCCCTCCGCTTACCCAGTTCAGTATCGTCACGAAGACGGCAAAGAACAGGACGGACAGCTCTGACATCATGCCAGAGGCTGAAGAGTGGCAACGCTGTTGGTAAATTCATC